TGCAGGTTTGAGCCGTCAAAGCCAAAGGTAGGCTCCGGCACGTAATACCAGTCAAAGAGCACGCCCGCAGGCTTGGGCGGCACATCCTCGGATTGCATGATGGCCTGCTCAAAAGGTTCCATGATGAAGCGCACCAGAAAGCGCATGTGCATGGTGCCGACGTGCAAGGCCGCGATGGCGCCGCGTCCTTCAAAGAGCCAGGCCAGGAGGCGGTTGATATCCGCAAGGCTCCCGTCGGTCAGGTTCACGGCTGCTTTCAGGAAAACCAGGAATCTGTAGGCCTTGTCCGCCAACACATAATTGTCCGTGGCCTGGGCAGAGTAAAAGGGAGCCTGAGTCCAAGGGTTCAATCCGGAACCGTCAAAACCGAAGACCTCATTGCTTCCCGTAAGTGCTATGATGCGGGAAATGGCAACAATGTCTCCCCAGCAGTCCAGGCCCCACTCCACGGCAGTGGCCGGATCAAAGACCTTGCTGTAAAATTCCGCAATCTCTGCCGCCGGATCCACTGCCGTGTTGAAGCCCTCGATCAGGTCCGTCATCTCCAGGGAGTTGACGTATTCCGTCTGGAGTGTGGCGCGCCAGTTATCCACCCTGCACCACCTGTATGTTTTCAGCCGTCAGGGCCGGGTAGCGGTTCCAGGGTATGCTCACGGTGTCCACCCAGGTCGGATTTTCAGAGGCAACGGCAACCTTGATGGCAATCAGGCCGTGGGTGCCCGCATGCCCCAGGGGGCAATAAAAGCGGCTGGCGTCCAGGGTGTCGCCTATCTGCACCCGGCCATGTACCGGCGCTGTTTCGCCCGGCGGTATGTATTCCCCGTAAAAGTCAGCCAGAACCACGGCCCTGATGCGGTTGTCGATATCCGACGGTGTGGCGCTGCTGGGGCGGTAGGTGATCTGCACCATGAGCGCCAGTTCGTCCGGACGCTGAAACCATACAGTTTCCACGGCTCCGGTCACAGGGTCGGTGTAGGCATAAGATGTGTTGCCGTTGTAGTCGGAACCGGCGGAATTTTTTTCATAGATGGCCTTGGCAATGGCCGCGTCTTCTCCCCCCAGCACACATACATAGATCGAATGTTCACCAAGGGTAACGCCGCCCCGGTCCACAGGATAGGGCTTGCGGTTCTGGCGGCAGAGCAGATCGATCACGCCGGGCAGTCCCCCGACTTCGGCATATACGGCGGCCAGCACGGAGCGGGCATTCTTGGCCACTGAGTTATAGCGCCGCCGTTCAAAGGCCGCGCGGCTCTCCACGTGCTGGCCCACAGCGCCGGGAAACTCATTGTTCACGGTATCCCAGCCGGGTACAGCGCGGACAATGGTTGTGACCGTATGGGCCGGAATTTCAATCGGACCGGGCGTGAGGCAGGCAAAGGGCAGCCAGATGAAGCCGGAGGCCGGAATTGTGCCGGAGGCCGTACAGGCAAGAGTATAGCCCCCAGCTTCTACCAGCGCAGGGCCATCCGGAGCCAGAGATGGATCAGCGTCTGTGCCGGGAATGAACACCCCGGCAAGCCCGCCGCATCGGTACAACACCACCGTGGACCGCTCCGGGTGGCGGTCAAGGAAGTAAATACGGGCTATGGCGTCCTGATATATTCCCTCGGCAACAGTGGGATCAAACTGGTTGATCAAATAGAGTAACTGATTGTTTTTATCCTGGACGATGGCCGTCTGGCTGGTCACCATCTGCCCCTGGGGCGTCCTGTCATCCGGGTTCAGTTTATTATCAAAAGCCGCCTGCCAGTTGGCAAGTTGCGCGGCCTTGACCCGCGATGTGGGCGGAACCTGCGGCCCGGTAGGCGTAAACATAATGTCAGACTGAGACATGGATCACCTCGCCGTCGGTTGTGGTCACGCGGATGTCTCCGGATAGAGTGCGTCCGTCCAGGGTTCCCAGGGTGGTTTGCGCTGTGGCCGCGCCCGGCACTTCCAGGGCGGCGGCATTGGCGCGGGCGATCACCAGTTCACTTTGCGGCAAGTCGCCCAACTGGCGGCGGAAATAGGGCACACCTTTACTGACCGCGTACAGAGGCTCTCCTAAAAAGGTACGCGCATAGCTGGCAACGTCCTGAGCCACGCGGGGCGTACCTTCCACTGTGGCAAGGTTGCCCGCGCTATCCAGGGACAAGCGCCAGCCGTCGGTCAGCTTCAAGGATTTCATGACGGCGCCCCTGTATTGCTGTCGCCTGACTGCACCCCGCTGTGCGTGTGCGTGCTGCCTACATCTTTGCCGTTGTCCGTAATGCCGCCCTTACACTCAATACCATTGGAAAACTTTGCCTTGCTGCCATTTTCGCCGCTGGCCGTTCCGGTCCAAGAGACAGAACCATTGACTTTCAGATCGCCATTGATCGTGGCCCCGGAAGCTGCATTGACGGTCCAGCCGTCCGGAGCGTCCATAATGGTGATCTTTCCCTTGGCATGGAACAGGTCCGCCCCTTCAATCTCAACGCCGTCATCATGTATCCATACCCAGCGCTTCGGCGCACGGTTCAGAAAGCCGCCCAGGTAAAAGCCGTCCCCCTGATCCATAGTGCGCCCGCTGCCTGGGTTGACCGGGCCGCTGTCACCGCGCGTTTCCTTCAAGGTCTCTGTGTCGCGCATGGCGTACACGGCAAGGCCATTGTCATCTGGCTGCGGATCGACGATCAAAGCGTTTTCGCCGCCTTGGGTGCGAAGGTACGGCAGCCTGAATTGCGTACCTTGGGCCATGCCTTTGCCTTCACCGTCCACCAGCATGGTCAGGGGAGCCACATCCACAAAGCCCACCGGGCCGGTGGGATCTGGAATGTCCACGGCCACTACCGTCACCGGCTCGGCGGTGCTGTTTTCCGACAAAGCCCGCTGGATCTGGAAAGCGAGGGCATTGTATTCAGATCCAGAGGTGTTGACGCCGCGTTGTGGTTTCGTCATAGCTATTTCCCCTCCGGGTACACGGCCTCAACAGAAGACCACCAGGCTTCCGCGCCGGGATAGTTGGCTTGCAGCTTGTGGCGCAGACTGGTGACTTTCCAGAGGCCGGTGGCCTTTGGCACGATGGAATCAATGCGCAGCGGGCCGCCGAGCTGTATCATCGGCTCATACAATCCCTGGGCGCTGATGCCCTGCTGAGAAAAAGAGGGATAGCCGAGCAGGCCGGAGTTTTCGGACCAGACCGGCGTATTGCCGACCGCATCTTCACGCATTGCGCCGACGGGCATGATCACCATTTCGCCGTCATCAACAAGCAGCTCACACCGGGCGGCCCTGGCAAGGCGCTGAGCCTTTTCCATATCGCCCCCGCGCATGGCCACGTTGCGCAGCATCACATTGACGCCACGATTGATGAAAACGTAGCCCATGCGCGCCGCCAGCTCGGCGAACATGTCAGCCACCGGCACTTCTCCCTTGCGGCACACGTTGTTGGCCGGGGTAACGCTGCCCACGTAGCCTTCTATGGCGTCAATCACAAAAGCCACGTCCGGCGCTGGGGCAAAATTCGGTACAGCCACAGTCACATCCCCGGCAAAGGCCAGGGTCAGGCCGTTTTCTTCATCACCGGCCATGACCCGCACCCGGTTTTTTTCCACCTGCAAGGGGCGGAAGGCCAGGGAGGCGGCAGCCTCCATATCTTCACGCGGCATATTGAAAATCTGTATTTTGGCCGTGTTCTTCTGGGGCAATCCAGGCTTGACGATTTCGCAGTCCGTGCCCAGCCGCCATGTCTTTGTGTTGCCGCTGCCGCCTTCCCCGGAAAAGGAACCGCTGGCCAGGGTCAGGCTGACTTCAATAATTTTGCGGGTAAAGCTCGTGTTCATGGGTTACGCTCCGGGAAAAGCTCGGCAACTTCCGCGTCTGTCAGATACGCACACTGCCAGCGCGTACCGAGACCGGACCATTGCGGGTCGGTCTGCCCCTGCATATCCACAAAAACAAGCTGTCCGATAAAAGCCAGATAAGGATATAGCTTGCAGGGGAGCAGGTTACGGACGATAAGGCCGCGCCAGATATTGACCCTGGAAACATTAAGGTCCGTGTAGAGGTTTCCGCCCCGGCTATACACACGCAAGGTCACGTCCTGGTTGCCCAGGATGATTTGCAGGCGCTGATCCGGGAGGGCGATAAGAGGCACGCGGATCATATGCCAAGCCTCCGTCCGATTTGTGCCGCAACGGAAACATCTTCGCTGCCCTGTTGCCTGCCCCGGTCCACCCCGTCCGCGTCTTCGGCGTTTTTGACCTCCCGCTGGGGCAGCGCCTCATCCGAGTATTGCGCGTCCACCTGGGAAATTTCTTGCAGCGCAAGGTCAACAATGATCCGATCCACGCCAAGCTCGGCAGAGCGGTCAAAGTCGTAGCGCACCGCGTTCATGTCCAGATAGGTTTTTTCCGGCGTGACCACGCTGACCAGATCCGTGCCCTTGCACAGCTCGTCCAGAGCGTCCAGGTAGGCGGTCAGGTCGGTGGGCTTTCCCGTTTTGCCCAGGCGCACCGTGATTCTCCGGGCCGATACGGTCTTGTTGTAGCTGACGAACCCCCCGCGCTCCACGGGCTTTTCCGCCACCTTGTTCTCTTGCGTGAATGTGAGGCTGAAAAAGGCGTCAAAGGGGATCACCGCTGTGTCCGACTCATCAAAGAGCGTCCATTGCCCTTGTTGCCCTGCGGGCAGCGGCCCGGAATCAAAAAGCGACAACACAGCGGCCCCCTAGCCAAAGGCCCCGTCGGCCTGATTCACGGTATTGCCCAGGGCCGATCCCATATCATTGGCAATGCCCTGGGCGTCCGTGGCGTTGGTATGAATATTCACACTGCCGATGTGCGTTGTGCGCGTATTGGTCCGCGAGTTATCAACGCTTCCGCTCTCGGCCTTTGCCGCCGTGCCGAACCCGAAAAAGCCTTTTACGCTACCTACCCCGGAAGACACGGCATCCGCCGCTTTGCCGGGAATGCTGGTAAAGGCGTTGCCGATGCTGCCGGGAATATCTTTGACCGTGGCCCAGGTATCAAAAATCCAGCCAAAGAAGCCCTTGAACCATTGCTTGACACTCTCCCAGGCGGAAAGAACAGCAGCAGCCGCGTTGGAAAAGCCGTCTTTCAACGGCTCCCAGATGCCGAACATGCCCAGGAATTCCGCGATCAAATCGCCCACGGCCTTGATGATGCGCACAATGGCGTCCAGCATCATGCCGCCCCAGTATTCCATTCCGGCAAAGTCCAGGTTGATCAGGGCATTGAACCATCCGAGCAGGCTGATCGCCACGTCAATCAGGCCGCCAAACACCTGAACGGCAGTACGTATGCCGGAGATGAGAAAGGCAAAGAGCTGTTTCCCCGCCTCTTGCAAAAGCCCCCAGGCCATGCGCAGTTTTTCGGCAATCTCTTCTCCGGTGCCGAATTGTGACCACAGATCGGAAAAGGCCGATGTTCCGCCCCGCATGTAGCGGATCAGATCGTCAACCAGCAGGGCAAGTCCGGCAACGAGCAATATCAGCGGCAAAAAGGGCGCGGCAGCCGTGGCGATCATGGCAATGAAGGCCTTGATGGCCGGTAGCGCCACCATCGTGATCACGGCGGCCAGCCCGAAGAAAAAGGCCAGCACAAAGGTCTCGTTCTTCCGCGTCCACAGCGCCACGGTAGTCATGCCCTCAGCCAGCCAGGTCAGAGCAGGAACAGCAATGCGCATGAAAATGGCCGCAACGCCAGCCGTGGCCACGCCCAGGTCATCCTTTGCTTCCCTGGCTTTGTTGGCGATCTCCGCGTCTTTCTGGGTGTAGGCGGCAAGCTCTTTCTGCCGCTTGATCAGATCGTCAACGGCCCGGCGGCCCGATTGCAACAGCATGATGGTGCCGGTATCCAGACCAAGCTTTTGGCCCAGACCCATGCTTTCCGACTTGCTCAG